ATTGTCATTCTGATTTTCTCTAATAGGCTCTTCGGGTCTCCAATAGCATCAACATATTGCTCTTTTCGAGACCCCCACCCTATTGCAGCGCCGTCTTTGAAAAGCCATAGCCATACCGATAGCGCACAACACACCCACGATGCCCCCATATCCCTCGACTTCTCAACTAACCCATTCTCGCCATTATCTATCATGTCAATAATGAAACGAACGAGGTCTTTTTGTTTTTCGAAAAGTACAAGCGGCATACGGCTCAGCTTCCCTTCATCCGCGGCATTACGAGGGTCGTACGTGTCGCACCAGTGACATATGAAGTCAATTGGATTGGTCTTATAATACTCCTTAGCGTACGTTATGAATTCGGGGCTTTTACGGAATAGCAGTATCTGCTTCTGACGAAACGCAAAAACCTTCGTGTAATCAGGATTCCAAGTCACTATTTAGAGTTTCTTGATATAGTTTTGCCGCTTCCTCAGGCTTCATCTCTGATGCTATGATTGCTACTGGCTTACTAGCATCGCCTGTTATCTCGATTGATTTACCGTATCCACGGCTACGCCCTAACGTCGATAGCGTAAACTTAACGGCGTTAGCGTCTCCGTCAGCTATAAGTTTATCTAGCGCATCCTCTGCATTATCAACACGAATACTTCTGCCTGACGCGTAGGTGTCAAATAAGTGTGAAGTTTTGTGAACTCTTTTGCTAAGCCATTCCCTTGACCTTCCCAATGCTTTAGCGGCCTTCGTGAGGTTATAACCGTTTTTAACAATTTCATTGAAAATGCGCTTATCAGTTATCTTCATATCGCCCCCTTATATAGCTCCATAATACAGTCATCCAACTTTTATTAATATAAATATGTGGATATTCTATCACAGACATGTTAAATGTAAAAAATACAACAACCATGAGTTACTTTCGTTAACACATATTTTATGCGCTAGCACTAAATTGTAAATTTGTGTTGTGCCTATTATTATTATATACTGTTGTTCTTATGTTTATTTATAGCATAAAAAAGCCCCTCACAATGTTAGTCATGAGGGGCTAAAACCCAACCAAGGTTTTACCCTCTTCATCGTGTATGTGGAGGGTAACAATATGATAACGTCATTTTCGTTATAAATCTAGGTTGTGCCATATTAATTCTACATTACACACATAAAATAATGATTATCAACCGAACACTTCTACATATACTACTAATTGCAGGACTTATTCATTTTTCTGCAGAAGTCCATACCATCTACACTTCAGCATCCGAAATGTCTGGTCGAGTCTTCGATGAGGTCACTAAGTAGACTATAATTTATTTGTATAGTCTAGATAGCTTATCCCAAGCTTTATTGCGTTTTACGCGAGCATATTCAAGCTTTGTCTCAAAAATAAATACATCCATATTCATCCTAGCAAACTTTGTTGATGCGGCATCTATAAGCTTTTTTTTACTTTTCATTTTCATTACAATTCTCCGTCTCAGGCTCATCCATGTTTTTTGCGAAGTTAATCAAATATAAAATAGCTGTTTCGCAATCATCCGCCGCGTTATTATAATCAATCCTCGCCTGCCTTACACCTTCCTTTAGGCTCATGTAATAAGAGCGACGAAACTCACAATCATCTTTTTGGTTGATGTATGCTCGATTACACGCAATGAGGTCATTAGTGTAGGACTCTACTGGCGGTGCTCCATCCTCAAGTCCAGTATGTCCTGACCTCCATAGGATATATTCTGCAATAAATCGCATCTTTTTTTCGTGAGTATCAGTCAATAATTCCTTAAGATACTTAAGTACTTGCTTATAATTCTTGTACTCAGTCTTCGCGTCGTTCATTTCTTCAAGTGCCAATCTAAGAATTACTCGGCACTTATCTTTCTCAATCTCAGCATTAGCTATATCAATCGCTAACGAATTAAAATCTTTTTCTTTTACCTCTTTTTCTTCAAAAACTTTTAAAAATCCCATTTTTATTCATCTTTATTGTTGTTGTTAATAAATGTAAAATCTGGCATACACCTATTATTAGTGATGCTTGATGTATCCAGCTTACTGATGTCTTGATTAAAAGATTCTGCGCCATTGAACATAAAACTCATATCAGTAACCAGCGCCGTATTCAATCCGCTTATATCCTGATTAAATGCCTTCGCACAATTGAACATGAAACTCATATCAGTAACCAGCGCAGTATTCAACCCGCTTATATCCTGATTAAATGCTATTGCATAATTGAACATACTGCTCATATTAGTTACGCCCGACGTATCCAAACCGCTTATGTCATGATTAAATGATTTTGCGCCAGCGAATAGCCCACTCATATCAATAACGCTAGAAGTATCCAATCCGCTTATGTCCTGATTAAAATCTTCTGCGTCAAAGAACATAAAACCCATATCAGTAACGCTAGAAGTATCCAATCCGCTTATGTCCTGATTAAATGATTTTGCGCAAGATAACATGTGCCTCATATTAGTGACGCTCGATGTATCAAATCCGCTTATGTCCTGATTAAAAGATTCTGCCCCATCGAACATGAAACTCATATCAGTAACGCTAGAAGTATTCCATCCTCTGATGTCTTGATTAAATTCTTTTTGACCCATGAAAAGATAGCTCATATCAGTGATTTCAGAGGTGTCTACATGCGTAACATTCATGCCATCTCTGATTAGCTTCACAAGCTCCTCTCGTGTAATAGGTTTTCTTAAGTACGTGTCATCGAACTCGTCAAGGAAGCTACCCATATATGCGGACATGCGCCTAATAGTCCCACCAGAATATGTTCCTGTCTTTCCAGTTCGGTCACTTATTATTCGTTCTAGTGTTCGTATGCTCACATCACACTCCATAGCAACCTTTGATGCGTTAGAGGTACGTAAAAATCTTTTAATCTGTTCTATCGTGTAAATCTTTTGGTTACTCATGTCGTTTGTCCTTTTATTAGTATAGGTTCCTATTATACGGTAAAGAAGCCAAATAGCGTAGCAGTGATTACTCTATTGTTGTTGTTAATAACGAGATTCGCCTAAAAGACCGACACCTTTCATTGTATTGAATACTTTCTTAATTGCGCGTCCTGTCTCTAGGTCGACAAAAAGTGATGATACCTCACCATGTGGCGACCCTAGCATGTGCTCCTGCATGTCCTCCCAGTCATCAATAACGCTATTTTTGTTATCCCAGTACTTTACTGCATGAGCTACCATAAGTCCTAGTGCCGTTCTTTTATGAATCATCTTACTTGCATCTTCATAGCACCTATCATCCCACTTACATACTACCAGTACAGGTTCTACTCCTCTTGATGAGTAATTTTCTGTATCCCCGCCTACAATTGAGTACAGTGGCGCGTGAAGTCGCTCAGCGGTAATGGTTGCTCCATCAATTTTCGGGAAATTCTCTACTGACTGGATTATTTTATCTGCTCCTCTAGTGTCTCTATATGGACATGATACAAAAGCGTTACGGAAACATATTGTATTGTCTAGTCCAGCATATCCAGTCTGATAACACGGTAAGTTATATGGTGGGATGCTGTATATTGACCTCCCTCTAATTAATGGATGCCACAACGGATAGCTATGAATTACATCGCCATAAGCATCTATCAACCCTAAAACACACTCTCTCGCCTCGTCACGCTGCTCAGATGTGCCATCACGCGGCAGTAAATACCATATCCCTCGGTTATTTTCATTCAACGCCGCTGTACGTGCGTTAAAAAGCGGCTTGGTTCTCTTTGTCATATCAGTTCCTTATATTTATTTTAAGTAATGGTAATCATATCGTGGAATTGATATTAAATCAATGAGTAGCTAACCACCCCCTAACCATCTCCTCCTAAAAATTCCAAAAGGTAACAGTACTTAGCGCTGAAAACCAAAAGGTAACAGTACTGTTACCTCTAAAACCAGATGCCTATCAATAAGTTACGCCCAAAATAGGTGTATTGGTAACAGTAACAGTACTCCAAATGTTTACCGGGTAAATATATTTTTTTTATAGTATGTACTCAATACTAGTTTTTTTATTTATATAGGTGAATGCTATAGTTTACTGTTACTACTGTTACTATATATAAAAATGACTGCAATGTATTGATTTTAAATGATTTAATCGGTAACAGTAAAAGGTAACAGTAGTGCAAAAGGTAACAGTACTTACTGTTACTTTCGCTGATTTATGGCCCTTTTTCTGGAAATTCATCGTAAAAGACAAAAAATCCCGCCGTTAAATAGTAATATTTTTTCAAATTTAAAATAAAAACTCGATATTTGCGACGGTATAATGCGGCTTGCAGAGCATCTGCATGGAAACCCCGTAACCTATTGATTTCCTCGCAGTTTATTATTTTTGCTACGGTATAATGCGGCTTGTAGCTCATCCCCACGTAAAAATTTCGTAACCTATTGATTTCCTCGCAGTTTATTATTATTGATTTCTTATGTGTCGCCAAATTTCTTAGTCAGACTATTCTCATGCAGTAATTCCACTATCTCTTTATTAGAGTACTCGCCTTTTGTCCAAAATCGTTTTATAACACCGAAAACTTTTATTTGCTTACCGCTATATGTATACCCAATGTCCTTTAATATCCCTTTAATCTGGATGCTTGTACCATTAAATTCCATGTTCTCATGGCAGAACACATCAAAAAAATCAGGAAATGAGATGACGTATTCATTAAATAAATGGCTACCACCTCTGGACAATAACTCAATTATTTCTGACCGCCATTCCTTTAGCTCCTCTTGTGTGTCTATGGCAGATTGCTTCGCTTTGGTCATTGGCGCCCTATGAGTGGCATAAAATTCTTTTGTTATAGGGTATTCAGCAAGATACTTATGGATGGCACTTAAATGCCCACCATTCCCGTTATCATCAGGCATTAGCCACCATAGTTTTTTAAGGTACTCATCTCCACTTAGCCCATCACGGGCAAGACTTTTAATATCCTCAATAGAAGTTACTGGAGAAAATATCAGCATCCATCGTCTATCATGCCTATCAATAGGCATCGCGTCTTTGAAGTTTGTGAAGGCTATGTAGTTGGTGACATTTAGTATTTTTACAGGGTCTTCGCGCATAACACGACGCTTCAATTTTTTATCAGTTATGCATGGCTTTAAAGCATTTGCCGCGTCAAACCTGTTGTGGCCTTTTATTTTCATTTCCTCTGCTACGACAAGTTGTGACCCAGATACGTACGCGTTATTAGTCTCCATCAGCTCTTTAGGGGCGACAATGTTAACGTTACCATCCCCAAGGCAGTACTCCATAATCATCCTGATAAAACTCTTCCCTACCCCCGGGATGGATTGAATAATAATCCCCCAACCTATTAGTTTCCCTTTGTGCTGTATGACGTGGGCTAGCCATTGTGTTAGTAGTAATGCCGTTTTTTCATCACCACATAGGATTATAAAATGCTGTTTTATAAGTTCGACTGCTTTAAGGCCAGCTTCTGTATATACACCATCAACAACTGGAACTAATGAAATATCATATTTGTTTAAGACCAGATGACCCGCGTCATTTGTCAATACACCGCGTTGTTTATCAGGATGATATTCTTTGTATGAGATGACTTTAACCAAATCAGGATGGTGTTTTATATATGTTGTTGCATCAGGTCTTGTTCCTTTTTGTGATACTGGCATCAGGTGCGAGCATTGCAGATTCATTCCAGTTTTGTTGTAGTCTATGAGGGTATCTAAATCCACGTATTTATCCATATTCATAACGTACACAAATTTTGACAGCGATTTTTTACTTCCTTCACTTATAACTCCTATTCCTACTGTCTTACGTACCTCATCGATAGGTTTTTTATGACCTAGCAGAGTTAATCGTTTTTTGATTGTCTGCACTGCCCTCTCTTTCTCTGATGAAGGTAGACAGCTATCACGTATTACTGGTATAATATTAATCAATAATTCGTTTTTTTCTGACGTTATTACTTTTTCCTCAATTAATTTTCTGTATTTATGCACTAGCGTACCCATTGTGATGCTAGTGCATTTTTTTTCATCGAAGCTTCGCCACTTTTGTTCGCATTTTCCAGCTTCATATCCAGCACCTTTACTACTCCACTCATCGAAGACTTTCAGCCCGGCATTACTACTATCCCAGCTGTGCAGTGCCATGCCAGTCTTTAGCCATGCGTCATACTCGTAGTCTGCTTCACCATCTAGCCAGTGTAGGTATGCCTTGACCTCTGGCGCCGTTATCTCAGGGTAAGGACTAGGAAGCTCTACTCGCACATCCGTGGACTGCTCTCCAGGATTACTGTCTAGGTTTTCGAAATCAGGTTCACTCTTTTTTGAAACTATCTGCTCTGCTTCTTTAACAGTAGTATTACTCGCTAGGATATTTAGCAACTGAACCGGTGCTTTAGGCACATCATCAAAGCTAAAGTCATCTGTTAACTTATAATAGACCCTATCACCTTCTTCATTAACCACTGAACTGCCTGCGATAACGCATTGATTGCCTTTTTTTAAGAAGTCGATACCTTTATATATAGGCAGTGTTTTTGATAGCTTTGAACCATCAAACCCCGCCTTTAGTCTCATATAGCAATGGAACCCACCACTTGGCGTTGATACCGATGGCTTTGGGCTGATGTTTAAATTCTTACATAGCGATTTGAAGCTCGCTAGCCCTCCGTTCTGTTTATCTACATCTATCACAAAGTCTTTCTCGCCTAACACCCACCCTAGATTGTCTTTATGATTTTTCACTCGCTCTTTAGGGATTTTTCTCTTCTGCCATGCTGCAACCGTTGGTCTCTTGCCATCCAACAACGTTAAGTTAATCCCTGCATCTAAATAAATATCTCTCATCTTTTCTTTTTCTTTTATCATTATTTTCTCCATTTATTTACGTGTTTTTATAATGTAGTCAGATACGACTTTTAGAGATGATTTCCTAAATTTTGAGTTAGGGTCATTGATAGCTATTTTCTGAAGTGTTGGATATGACACGCCAGTCACCCTAGCAACTTCTGTAAGCCTCATAGGTTTTAGATATTCGGCCATTTCACTGACCATAATAATCTCGTTTTTCTCCCCTGAAAGCCTAGCCATTGCATCATGTATAGTCGATGCCGCTTTTTTGCACTCTTTATATATATCGGTCTCAATTTTTTCTTGTTGATGGTTATTGCTCATTTCATACCTCATGGTTGTTTAATTTTTTAAAGGGTGTAGTGTAACACGTTAATTAAGGCATGTTTTAATTATGTTTACATATCTATGTTAATTGTGTCATTAGTTTTAAACTATTTAAAATAAATGCTTGCATTATCTTTTTTGGCGCGTATACTAAGCCCATCGAATCAATAAACGAATTCGAAATAACAATAACAACTAGGAGATTAAGATGAGCGAAAAAACATTAGAAGAACTAACTAGAATTGCAGAAAAATTGGAAAAATTAGAAATTGAAGCAAGAAAGAATAACGTTAGGTTGGCCCGATTATGCGACCAAGCTTATGCAAAGGAATGTCGTGAGACTGTTGCTGGCTCATCAATTACAGCGCGCGAGGCGTCAGAAGTCGCTGCCGAGGATGCCGCTTTTGCATGCGCTAGGTATATGAAAGCGTACAACGAAATGAGAGCCGCACAGAAATAAATAAAAGCATGCTACATCGTCGTGTGGTTCCGGCGCTGTAGCAATCATAACAACAATAAGAGGAGTAAAAAAAATGACTAAAACATATGATGAAAACGGGTTTGATGATTCAGGCTACGATAAAAGCGGCCGCGATAGGCTAGGGTTTAATCGTGCTGGATATGATGCTAAAGGACTTGATAGGAGAGGATACGATATTATTGGGTTTGACTGTAACGGGTTTGACCGCGCCGGGCATGACCGTAACGGGTTTGATTGTAACGGGTTTGACCATGACGGGCTTGACCGTAACGGGTTTGACCATGACGGGCTTGACCGTAACGGGTTTAACAGTTCAGGGTTTAACAGTTCAGGGTTTAACAGTTCAGGGTTTGACCATGATGGGTATGACCGCGCAGGGTATGACCGTCAAGTGTTTGACCGCACAGGGTATGACCGTGAAAAGTTTGACCGCGCCAGGTTTGACCGCGCCGGGTTTGGCAGCCACGGGCATGACCGCCAATGGTATGACCGTGAAGGGCTTGACCGCGCTGGAAATAAACAATAAAAAACCAATAACAAACCAATAACAATAAAGGAGCAAAAAAAATGACTAAATTACAACACGCAAAACTGTCCGCATCAGGGTCTCACCGATGGATGAGATGCCCGGGCTCGATGAATGCAGAGGATGGCTATCCAGATACGTCATCAGTCTTCGCAGAGGAGGGTACACGCGCACATGAGTTAGCAGATCGATGTCTTTCCAGCTATACAGATGCCGCCTTTTATATAGATAATCCAAACTACGACTCTTTAGTTACTAAAGATATGGCTGATTATGTGCAGGTGTATTTGGATACGGTGAGATGGTATGAGTCTGCCGATAGCAAGAGGACAATCTTGCTTACAGAGCAAAAAGTGGATTTTTCTCACGTAGTTCCTGATGGCTTCGGAACTATGGACAGCGCAGTTATTGACCTAAAAGAGCGGACAGCGCATATCTTTGACCTTAAGTATGGAAAAGGCATAGCGGTTGACGCGACGGAGAACTCTCAAGGGCTTTTGTACGCTATCGGTCTGCTACATGACTATAGTGATTCTTACGACATCAAAGAGGTATTTATACATATTGTACAGCCGCGACTGTATAGCCATACCATCTGGAAGCTATCAAAAGATGATATTGATGAGAGAGCAAAAGAGATACACATTAAAGCGCTGGCGTGCCTAAATCCTGACGCTCCTAGGGTTCCTAGCGAAGAGGCGTGCCGTTTCTGCAAAGCTAAAGCAGACTGCAAAGCACTGGCTGACCACGCCATTACTGCGATGGGCACAGAGTTTGATAATTTAGACCAGCTAACATCTGAGTCTTTGAGTGACGCTCAGAGAAAATCTATTTTAGATAATAAAAAGCTTATCCTTTCATTCTTAAACGCAGTCGAGGCGCAGGCTAAATATACGCTTGAAGTTGGTGGATATGTTGAAGGCTATAAGCTGGTTGAGGGTTCTCCACGTGCAACGTGGACGCAATACGCGGTAGATGAACTGCCTAATTTCTTAGGTGATGCCGCGTTTAATAAACAGCTTATATCAATAACAGACGCAAAAAAGATACTGGATAAAAGCACGATTGATGGATTGACTTACAAAAAAGAAATGCCGAGGGTTCTTGTTAAGAATTCAGATAAACGAGAGGGGGTGAATTTTACGAGCATTTTTGACGATTTAGACGATTAATTTTAATAACAAATAAACAAAATAGGAAAATAAAAATGACAAATGTAAGAATAAAATTAAAAAACGTGAGACTTTCTTTCCCTAGTCTTTTTAAAAAAGCCACGTTTGAGGGTGTTGAGACCAAGTATGAAGCTACTTTTATCATAGATAAGTCCGATAAAAAAACAATAGAAGCAATCAAGGCAGAAATAAACAATCTTATAGAGGAGGGTAAAGTAAGGCTTCCAAAGGACAGGATATGTTTTAAGGATGGTGACCTTATGGATAGTGAATACAACGCCGGAAGCTATTTACTAAAAGCATCTAACAAAACTCGACCTACCGTGCTAAATCGCAATACATCTCCTATCGTAGAGGAAGATGACATTATTTATGGTGGTTGTTACGTTAATGCCATCGTCTCTTTCTGGTACTTATCTAGACCGTCAAACCGCAGAATCTGCTGTAATCTCCACGGAGTGCAGTTTTCGAAGGACGGCGAGCGCTTTGGAGATGCGCCGGTTACAGCAGATGACTTTGACGACATTAGTGACGAGGAAGTAGATGATGCATATGATGACGTCCCGTTTTGAGTCTATCAGAGTCTAGTATAGAAAAGAAAGTTTGCGCTTACGCAAATAGCGCAGGCTTTCTTGCCTACAAATTCTCATCGCCAGCGCACAGAGGGGTGCCAGATAGGGTTTTTCTTGGTCACGGGCGTTGCTTCTTTATCGAGTTTAAGACGAAAGGTAAGGTAGCAACTAAGCGTCAGCTGTACGAGCATAATAAAATAATGGCAAATGGTTTTGAAGTCTATGTAATAGATAGCGTTGAACTAGGAATCAACCTAATAAGTAAACTGGTAAAGGCATGAAAGATGAAATGACAATCAAAGAAGCTAGAAAAATTGCATATGAGGCTATGCGTAAATTAGATGAATGCATCGACTATATTGATTATGATGTAATTTTGGAGGAATTGGATAACTTAAATATCAATATTCCTTGGGATTGGAGTTTTTATAACAATGATGAAAAATTACTGGAAGTTCTTGAGGAAGCTCTTGAGGATGCTGCTGATGAAGCATGTAGTGATGTTGCTAGGATAAAAAGGCGTAATAAAAACTTAAGTCGTAAGTGATTGCTATTCCTTGATATGTGAATAGGAAAAGCTGTGATTTGCACGGGTGATGTTTAACTAGGAATCAACCTAATAAGTAAACTGGTAAAGGCATGAAAGATGAAATGACAATCAAAGAAGCTAGAAAAATTGCACATGAGGCGATGCGTAAATTAGATGAACACATCGACTATATTAATTCTGGTAGAATTTTAGAAGATTTGGGCGAATTAAAGCTATCAAGTTGTGACGAGTTTGCTTTTTTTGTTGATGCGGAAAAAAAGTTGGAAGCTCTTGAGAAGGTGGATGATGAAGCATGCAGGGATGTTGCTAGGATAAAAAGGCGTAATAAAAAATTAAGGCGTAATAGAAAATAACCCAACCAAAGGTATAAAAATGTTAAAAAGAGAGCAGTTACACGAATATCAGGTTAATACAATTAATTTTGCAAAAGAGAAGCTAAAATGCGGGCTATTCCTTGATATGGGAATGGGAAAAACGGTATCTAGCCTAACTATCGCATCTGATTTATTAGAAGCAGGTACGGTAAAAAGAGTATTGATTATAGCTCCGTTAAGGGTTGCAAACACCGTTTGGAAGCAGGAAATAGAAAACTGGGAGCATCTCAAACATCTTAGTGCTGTGATTTGCACGGGTGATAACGTGTCACGGATAAAGTCGTTTGATAAAGATGCGGATATTCATGTAATTAATAGGGACAATGTCACATGGATGGTTAGAAACATAAAATGGAAATGGGATATGGTGATTGTAGATGAGTCATCTAGTTTTAAATCACACTCATCTAGTAGGTTTAAGGCGCTAAAGGCTCGACTAAAATATCTAAAAAGTGTCATTATATTAACTGGAACGCCCATGCCTAACGGAATCCGTGATTTGTGGTCACAGCTGTTTTTGATTGATAGAGGCGAGAGATTAGGAAAAACAATAACGGCATACAGGGCAAAATATTTTACGCCAGGGTATTTTAGAGGCACGTATAATCAGAATGCCGGTTCACAACGAATTGTAGAGGATAAAATTGATGACATATGCATAAGCATGAAAGCAATTGACCATTTAACACTTCCTGAGCGCGTTGATATAATCGAGTATATCGACATGCCGAATAGAATTAAAAGTGACTATAAGAAGTTGCGAAAAGAGCTTGTCATCCAGTTAGCGCTTGATACGGAAATTGCAGTAGATAATGCCGCTGTTTTGACTAACAAACTAATGCAAATGTGTAACGGTGCTATCTATGATGAAGATGGTGGTACACATATACTGCATAGTGAGAAATTAGATGCGCTAGAAGAACTGGTTGAAGAAAACTCATCTGAAAATTTCATTGTTGCGTACAATTTTAAGAGCGACCTAGATAGATTAAAAGAAAGATTTCCAAAAGCCGTTACAATATCAAAGGGCGGTGAGGAGATTGACCAGTGGAATAAAGGGAATATCAGGATTCTACTTGTCCATCCTGCAAGTGCTGGCCATGGCCTGAATCTTCAGCACGGTGGAAGTGTCGTTGTCTGGTTTGGTCTGACGTGGTCACTGGAGCTATATCAGCAACTCAACGGCAGATTGCATAGGCAGGGTCAGAAGCATACAGTAAGAGTCATACATATTGTTGCTAGAAACTGTATTGATGAAACTGTTATGAATGCAATTAAAGAAAAGTCTAAAAATCAGACAGAATTAATTGATAATCTCCGCTACGCACTAAAAAACTGGAAAGAGTAGCATTTTAATATCTAACCATTAGCCATCATTTTAGCTAGTGTGGTTGCTCTATTCCCAACCTGCCTAGCCCAGCGACTATCCAGCATTTGCTTAGATGCTTCAGTATAGTCGCTGGCATTAAGAGCGGCAATCATTTTTTTAAAATGTAATAGTCGCGTCAAACCAAGGTTAAACGTCATATCTATCATAGCAATTCTTCTAGCGTTGTTTAGCCTATTAAACCACTCGTATCTTTCAAGGCATGAGATAGTCTCTTTTACATCGTTACGTAACATAAAATCAGCCTCATCATTGCTAATTCCATTATCATCTAAGTTTCTTCCATACCCGATAGTCTTTTTTCCAGCGGTACATTGATACACGTTTAGCCTTAGTCCTTCATGTGTTTTTATTAAGTCTATGACACTGGAATTATTGGTAACAATTTCTTTATAGTTCATTTTTATCGTATTCTCTTATTGCGTTAGTTGCGTCAAGTTCACTGTTAAAATGCCCAAGATTAATGAGCTTTTTATTCCTGTATATTTTTACGCGCCATATCTTAAGTCGAGATACATAGCTAGCGCCCGCGGCAAACTCGAAAAGGTTATCATATCGTAAATCTGATTGGTCGCCGTTTCTATTTATTACCTGATACTGCGCTTCATATCCGTTCACCATCTTAAAAATTATATGCGGAGTATGGAACGATTTGGCATTTATATAGACAAAATGCCGCCCAGATGGCTTTTTTATTCCTCCTGCTGGTTTTCCAGCCATCCTTGAATTAACACTTAGCATCTGGCGTTCTGATGAGAAGTGTGAGACAGGACGAACTCTCCAGATAAGCTCCCCACTAGCTGGTGTGTACTCTAGGCATTCATGCAGATATTCAACGCTTGGTTGGTGGCGTTTGGTCATTGGAATATATCATATAGGTAGTAGGTTTTGTATATTATACATGTAAATAAAACTTGTCACAGTTAAACCCGCGCGTATAATGAAAACTCCACTAATTAAATAAAAAGGAAAAAACGATGTATGACGAATCAGGTTATGAATCAAAAAGTCTTTTTAAGATTGTTGATAAAAAAACGGGAAAAACGTTAGAGCAGGGACTTGGCTTCAGCAGTGCTGTTAAAAAGAAGACAAACAGTAATTACATTAAATACCAGAAAAGAAAGCTAGGAGAATATAATCTGGAAAAAGGCAATTTATCCAATATGTTTAAGTAATCCTATATCATCTAAAGGAAATTTTATGAGTATAAAAACAAAAATAGCATGCTTAATCGCATTAACCATGTCGGCATCAAGCTTTTCTATAATGGCATCATCTGAGGGTGATGACATCGAGCCTTATGTGTATAAAGAATATGTCAACAACGACCTTGAGAACTTTAGAAGTAACATCATAGATGCCAAGGCCACACTTGGGGCTGCAAAAGCCACAGCAAAGCTAACTAAAGATAAATCAGTAAGTGATGCGCTTAATGCAGAGAGGGCATCAATTGCTAGGGCTAGTGGTAACGCTAACGAGAAAGAAAAACTCAGGACACAAGAAAAACCATGGGACGAGGCAGGAATTCGATTGATGGTCCATGGAAATATCTACTCTGATATATCAGTAGTCACTGATAAGTCTGAGGCTAGATGGTACTCAAATAGAACGTGCACTTTCTTTTGCAATACTAACTATCGTGAAGATGTTGCTAACGTGATGACTATTGAATACAGAGCGTTAACTAAAGATGTAAATGAGCGTGCAGAAGTCTTGAAAACTAAAGTTGCCCTTGTTATGACGATAAAAGAGCAAGCAGAACTGGCTAAAGAACAGCTAGACTGGGCTAAAGATTTTCAAAAGAAGGTACTTCATGCTGACCACTACATCCCAACGGCTCTTGACCCTCATGATGGAAAATCCAGTGACTGGAAGAGTGAAAACTGGAGATCAGAAGTAAAATTATATAAGAACGATATGCAGAGAGTAGTAACTGCCGCTGCTAATGGACTTAAAACCTTTCAGATAAGCTATGACCACCTGAATAAACTAGCAAAATCAGCAGAGAAGACAAACATACAAGAGAAATTATCTAAAGATATTAAGGCTGCTAAAGATGCCTATGCCGTGAGCGTTAAACGCGCAAGCGGTGTATATAGAAATTACATCAAGCCAGAATCTCTAATCTTGGCTGACATTGAGGAAGATGCTAGAGTAATCGTGGAAGAAGTGGCAGATGACTTATGGGTCTCATCTCAGGCATATTTTGACTACAAAGAAAGTTGCGAAGTTGAGCAGGGTACTGCTCTTATTTTTCAAGGGATTAATGACCCTGAGCCATTAACTAGGAGTGATTCTGGAAATTATGGTTACGAATACGGCATTGAAAACCTATACCAGTCATTCACTGATAGCTGTTTCACTATCATAAAGCCTAAATCAGGTGTCAATACGTTAGTTGAGAATGGAAACATCAATGCTTATCGGCACTTTTGGATGAGCCATCCTGTTCTGAAAGGAACTATTGGTGTTGTTGATGAGCATGAAGAGATACAGAATTTCGTCACGATATTACAGCTTGCTCATGACTTTACAGACCGACCAGTTTTCCTAACGTACAGAGATTTTTCTGATTGGAGTGACTCATACAGAGAGTCTGTCAGTAAGCTAAAAAAAGCAATTGAGGATAAGAACCTAACACATATGGTCGGAGGCGTTATTTTTTCAAATGTATCTGACAGCGGTTTTTACTTAAGGATTGGTTATGATACCGATAGTGATGGAGGTTACATCACTTCATCAGCCCTAATGACGCCAGAAGGAGATAAATAGATGAGCAATATAATAAGATTTTCACCCATAATGTTAATGATTGTTCTGCTTTTTATGGCAGTATCATCAGTTCATGCAGATAGTGTTGCTGTTCTTGACCCAGACTCACAGGAGAGATACGACCGTTTTAATCGAATATACGATGTCGTCGATGATGTACGCGACCAAGCACATAGTAAGTGGTTGAAGCTGAACACGTGCGCATTCTGGTGTCCATCTAACCCGGGTGAGGACATCGCTAATAACATGACCATCCAATATAGCTGGTTGGCAAAAATTGTCGATGCTCGTAGAGCGACTCTAAAGTACCAGTTGAGCATTGACTATTACACCAGAGCAGACCAGTTACAGCTTGCTGAGGAGCAACTTAAATGGTCAAATGATTTTGAGCAAAAGGCAAATTCGTCGCGCTCTTATATCTGGACACTAAGCGACGCGTACTTGTGGAAGCAAGCGACGCTAGAAGTCGCTAAGGCCGGACAGCGCGGAGTCGCTTATTTTAAGCAAGCAGTTGAAAACTACAAAAATGGATATAAAGACCAATGAGTAATATTAATAAATGTTCGGTAGATTTGTGTTGTACTTTACCTGATGATATATATGAAAACGACGGCCCAACTCGGCATTCAGACGACCCTCAACGGTCGTATATGGTCGCTAAGATTAGTACGTTGTGGGTTAATGGGACACACATTACTTATTTCCTTATGCCTGAGAGCAGTCTAAGCAATGCTTATTTGGAAGAACAACATAAGTCAGTCCGAGGCGCCTTCGATGAGTGGATGTCGCTAGGCATAGGGCTGACATTTGAGGAAGTTTCTAGCATGGACGATGCTATGATACGTGTCGGTTTCGAGCCCGGTAGGTCGTGGTCATATCTGGGGACTGGAAGCCTAAATGTTGACAGAGATAGAAAAACGACTAATTTTGGCTGGTCTCTAAGGACTATACACGGCATGGATACCGTCCTACACGAAATAGGTCATGTCATGGGTCTAAGCCATGGGCATCTATCGCCTAAAGCTAAGATGGTATGGAATGAGGAGGCGGTGTATGCATCATATGGCGCGCCACCAAATAACTGGTCTAGGGATAGAGTCTATCGTAATCTTTTGAAAAAAATCACTGACCCAGTCGTCGCGAGCGAGTGGGACCCAGATTCAATTATGCACTACGACATTAAGGCAGGATTACTATTAGAGCCTGAAGAGTATGTCAATAAAGACTTAACTCCGGCTGGTGGCTTATCGCACCTTGATAAGGTGACTATCAGGGAAATTTACCCTGACAAATTCAGCCTACCGACGCTTTATATGGGTATGGTATCTTTCGTCGATAAAAAAGACTTCGCATCTTTCGGTTTCTTTTTTGAGGATGGTTTATCCGGGAAAATACAGATTGATATATTCGGACGTTTAGAGATTGTTCTTATTCTCTATAGCGTAGATGATGATGGCACCCAGCATTTTGTAAAGAGCCTAGACAGGTCTGGACGGAAGATATTTGGCAAATCGGTATTTAAGCATACTCTAATCGATGGTGTTAAATACAAGATACTTTGCCGTTCTACTAACCCAGACGAGCTGGAGTTTTTAGATACCCCAGACAGTGGTTTTTACTTACAAAGAGGATAATAAACAATGAAAAGCAAAATAACAGTAACTATCGAATCAGACAAACCCATTGACGTGGTTAATAAAGAAGAGGGCGGCGTCACTATTAATCCTATGACCCCTGATGTTGAGCTTGAAGAGCCAGTTCAGGGTTTGTGTTGTTCAATGCCAAAAATTGCTAGCGCAGAACCTGACCTTAGCCATATTGACGACCATGAACGCCGTGGAATGGTCGCTAAAATCAGCAGACTTTGGGTTAATGGTACGCATATAACATACACATTACTACCCGAGCCATCACTGACTACGTACGCTCTTAAAAGACAGCACGAAGCAGTTAGGGAGGCTTTTTATAAGTGGAAGTCTTTAGGAATAGGATTGACGTTTGAGGAAGTGAAGAGTAGAAAAAAAGCGATGGTTCGAATTGGGTTCGTCCCGGGCAAAGGTAGCTGGTCATATGTTGGGACAATGTGTCTTCGCATTCCTAAGGCAAAAAACACAGTTAACTTTGGTTGGAATTTGTATTCATCACAGCAGGGTCATGATACTGCTCTGCATGAGCTAGGGCATGTGCTAGGCTTAACCCATGAGCATCAATCACCAAATAATGGGATTGTGTGGAATAAGCAAAAGGTTTATGACACGTTCTCACGCCCGCCGAATAGCTGGAGTAAAGGAAAGATTGACAGAAACATTTTAAATAAATTGACGTCTCCAAGTCGTTCCACCAAGTGGGATAAAAACTCAATAATGGAATATCCATTTCCAGCAGGAGTCATTGTTAGCCCTAAGGAATACCAGTACGTTCCACTGACACCGACCGATGGATTATCTGATAAAGACATCAAAATGATAACCGATGTCTACCCTGCAATACAGACCCTACCAACTCTTGATATTGACAATGCATCTTTCATATCGAAAGATAAAGCGTCAACATTTGGCTTTTACATAAATAATGATATTACTGGTAATGTAAAAATACAGTTCATCGGGCGTTTAGATTGTATTCTTATTTTATATGCTGTTGACTCAGACGGAACGCAAAGAATCGTTGCTAAAGCCACCCGCCTAGGAAAGGATGAGCTATCATTCCCAACCGTGATAAAATCCCGTCTGGAGTCTGGAGTAAAATACAAACTTATGGGTCGCTCAACTGCTCATCAGTTTTCAACTCATGATGCCGTTGTTCTTATTTCTAGGTAAAAATGATGAAAAAAATAATCTGTTTATTGTTACTTATACCAAACATTGTATTGGCGTCTACTAATGTAACTAATATTAACTGGTGGGACTGGTTCCCGTTGGACCCCGTTAAAACCCCCGTTGTAGAGAGAATCATCAGAGGTAACCTATCTGTTGTAGATGCTGGATGGGAGGATGGAAGCTGCAAGGGAGAGGTGACTATTGACCGCGGCGAAAAGATGGAGATGAATTTATTTACCGGTCGTGTGTTCCTAATCTCAACAGATGAAAACAATGGCGACGATACTTTTTTTAATGGGTATATTTCGATCGTGGATGATGTCCTCAGTATGACTCTTAATTGGGAGCATGGGTATGAGGACGCAGGGCAGCCTGAAAACCCACATGTAGAGTTAGTTGCTAGGAATAAAAATGAAAACTGGCAGTTCTTCTACCAAGGTTACGTTGACACTGTTAACTGTAATGTTCATCTAACAGTCCAATATGACAATAGGTATCCTAGATAATGATTAAAAAAACAATTCATTTATTTTTACTGCTACCAATCATAGCCTACGCTGGGCATGTAAGAAGTTACAGCCCTGTATTAGATGATGAAGTAGGCAACACGTCTAACGATAGCTTCAGGCATTCTAAGACAATGTTTAAAACTGTTTATAAAACTATCCCACGCACCACGATTTATTGCGGCGGTAAGTTTGATGCAGACAAGAACATCACCGACACTAACGGCGTGGTAGTTACTAAACATATATCACGACTTAGCAGGGTAGAGTACGAGCATGTTGTACCGGCCAGTAAATTCGGGAGTACGTTCGATGAATGGAAATTCGGTAGTCCAATATGCGTGAAAAGCTCAGGAAAACTATACAAAGGTAGGAAGTGTGCTAACAGAGCTAACAAAGAATTTCGCCTTATGCAGGCAGATATGTACAATTTATATCCGTCTATAGGCGCAGTTAATGCAATTCGCTCTAACTTCCCGTACATCTATAAAGCCAAAGGCAGTCCGTTGGGAGCATGTAATTTTATCGTAGATAAAGTTAACCGTGGTGTAACGCCACCTAACAGAGCCAAAGGCGTTGTTGCTAGAGCATCTCTTTACATGCAGTCCGCTTATCCCCAGCGTGTTAAATTCGGAATTATGGCTAACGTTAACTTTTACGATTGGAACATGCAATACCCTCCAAGCCCTGATGAGTGTAAGCGTGGCGAAATGATTGCTAAAATACAAGGGAATGTAAATGAAGTGCTTGATAGGCGCTGTAAAACGACCGTTTTTATTAACGGTGAAGAAGTAAAATTTAATCTAAACTCAACCCAAAGGTAATGAAATGACTGAAAAAGTAACCAAAGAACTAACTGATAGCGAGCATTTGCAAAAATTACATAGTGCCTCGTTGATGGCCGCTCTTGTTCCACGTCTTGATAGGGATAGAGACAGCATTAACGAAGCTAGTGCAAAAATCGAATGGAATAAAAACAACATCAAATCTCGAATTAAAAAATTAACTACTATTATTAAAGAAATGCAGGCGGAGACTGGATTCTCAAGTGATGCGGCAACAAAATTCATTGATGGCGTTCATGATTTTGGCGACATTGATGATATTATATCCAAGTTAATTTTACAATTGAATCTTGAATCAGCTAAAATTAATTTAGAAAATACAAAATTCGATGACTAACAGCTAAAAATTTAAAGATGGTATAATAGCAATACGTGGCATAAGCTACGTTTCTATTATTGTTATTATCATTTCAACTAAAAAAGGAAAATACTATGGATTTCAGTAGCTTACGCGCCAAACTAAGAGAAACTCTAGGCGATGTTCTAGGAACAGACCTAGAAGAAAAAACAGATAAAATTGATGGAGAAAACATCAATGAAAATGAGATTTTGGATATTTCTCACAAGCTAGGCGATGCGTTGAGTGAAATCAACGGTGATATTGCTGAATTAATCGGCGAAAAAGTTGGCGAACGCATCGCTGGCGCTCCGGGTGCGGCTGTAGGTGGTCGTATCGCAGAAGAAGTTGCAGACCGTGTTACGAATCTGCTGCGTAGACGCATTAGAGAGCGTTTGGAAGCTCGTTTTGCTGAATAAGTAATTATTTGAGATGCACCATTGGGGGGTGATGCTTTCGGTGTCACTCCCTTTTTTTATATAAAATTTATGGATTTAGAGATGAAAAATATATTTATATGTGAGGACGGAACATGGAGTACGACAACAAATGTCGATAACGGTAAGCTAGCGCCAAGCAATGTGTCTAAAATTGCTAGAGTCATTAGGTCGACTGATAAACAGGCTATTTTTTATGACCGAGGCGTAGGGACTGATGGTGGAGCGGATACCTACCTAGGTGGCATCACTGGCAAAGGTCTTTTTCTAAACGTAAAACAGGCATACAAATTCATAGTTAAAAACTATAATACTGGAGATAATATCTACATTCTTGGGTTTAGCCGTGGCGCGTATACAGCCAGAGTTTTAGCAGGACTAATCGGTCAAATGGGAATTCTTCGTAAAAAGTATGTAACTGATATAGATGCAGTGTACACATACTACAAGGATAAAAATATAGACAAGGAAATAATGAGGGATTACAGTTCTCATTTCTGCCATTCGTCTAAGAAAGTTAAATTTTTGGGGGTTTGGGATACTGTGGGTTCGCTAGGAATACCAACGCCTTTTCTAGGCTGGCTAACTAGTGGACAGCACGACTTCCTAGACTCAGACTTGTCTGAAAATGTAGAGAATGCTTATCAAGCTCTGGCTTTAGATGAAATTCGTGGGCAGTTCCCACCATCGCTCTGGCAGAATTCGAAGCTTTGCAAGGGTCAAGTTGTTGAACAAAAATGGTTTGCAGGTGCGCATACTAACATTGGCGGAGGATATAGTGATACAGGATTATCAGATATAACACTCGTCTGGATGCTAGATAAGATTGATAAAGCCGTGGAAAGTACGGGCATTAAGCTGGATGTCGATAACGAGTACATCAAAAAATACGTCAAACCTGACTGCACTGGAGAGCTTAGGGACGAGTCAGACGCTAAGACAGTCTACAAAATGCACAAAACTAAACGCATTCCTTTTTCTACAAACGCTATCAACGAATCATTGGATTCGAGCGTAGACGAAAGAATTTGCAGTAAAGAATGCAAATATATGCCCATGTATAAAAACGATATAGAATTATAATTTTTTTATCTTTTTTATAATTTCCTTCTTTATGCGCTCGAGGTCATCGCGACTAACAACTGTTCGTTCTAGTGTCGTTACGCGGTCTTCGAGCGTGCATATCTCTTCATCTATTTCATTAAAAAGCAGTAACATCTTCTTACGCAACTTATTTTGAGTATAAGACTCTCTTATAGTAAGATTTCTCTGCATAATTACTATGTTCGATTCTTTTATTGAACGTGAAGACTTAGTGTTACGTGACGTACGATTAATTCTAGTTATACGAGCAGTCCGAGCAGGGTGGCACTTTATTTTGCGCCGTATTACCTCCTACCGTCATTGACGATATGAGTACTGTTATGCCGACAATCGCGGTTGTTGTTTTCTTCATGAACTTACTGACGCGATTTTCAGAAAATAATGTTTCTGTTATCGAAACAGCCACAGCCGTTATTACTTCGTTTAGCATGATGATTACCTTGGTTGGGTTTTTGTACCACTTCATCATACTACAAGTACTACTTTCCTTCAACGTCTCCAACGGCTATAGGGGCATCCAGCTTGCCGTACATATCTCTCCAATAGCCCGGGCTTTCATTAAACAATCGATTATTAAATCTAGCTACGAATTTACTGTTTCTATTAACATCGTTTTCAATTGCATCAACATGAGTTCTATAAGTTGCTTCTGCTCGACCCATCTCAAGCCTTAGCTGACCAACTTTTAAAGTCTGCTCTGCATCAGATTTATTTATTGCTATCATCATCTGCATGATTGCTTTTTGGTCTTGGTCTTGAATCGTGAACCACAATGCCGCGAAAAGCATACCTAAGATAGTAACGCTTAGCCCCATAAAACCGCGAATCACATTTGACTTTTTGTCGTTATTATCCTCGATAGCTTGATTTATATCATGCTTCCATCCTGCGCTTTCTATATCAGTCTTACGTAGTTGGTCTTTTATTTTTTGTATGTCAGAAGAGAACAGTCTTTTAGAGTCACGAAGCTCATCGCGTATATGGTCTATGTCCTGTATCTTTATCAGGTCGCTGTCTACTTGCGTAATGGTATCGCTAAGGTCTTTTTGCAAATGACTTATATCTTTGTCATATTCAGAACGCTCTATAAAATCTTTGCTTTCCAAGGTCACTTCTTTGCTCCCAGTTATTCCAGAATTATCTTTATTGGTTGTCATATTTAAATCTCTCTCTGTGGCTGGGGTTTGTTGCTATATTTAGTTGCCGTATCTCATGGCATAACACTCAATTGTTTGTCTATTTAAATCATCTATCAGTATGGTTTGTTCAGTGTCTCTTATGACAAATATAATAATAGT